GGCGGGAACCGCCCCCTGCAACCACCGTCGCGACGCCGGTTTCAGGGCGGCAGACGCCGCAGTCCGCTTCGCCGATCTCGACACCAACCAGCGCCGCATCCTGCGCCTGCTGGCCGGCCTCGATGCACGGCGGCTGCCCGACGGCACCATGCTGCGGATGTGCGTGAACCGGCGGCGCCTGAGGGCCAGCGCGGAGGCGATGCAGGCGCTCTACTGGCTGGGTCTCGTGAACGGCGCCGGCAGCCGCGATGCCTGGGGCACGGGCAACACGCCCGACTCGTCGTGGTGGTGGCTCAGCAGCGCCGGTCTCGCCCTCGTCCAGAGTATCGGAGCGCGCGATGCTGTCTGATCATGATCCGCTTCTTCGCCGGCCGGAGCTGCACCCGATCCCGGCCCGCATGCGCGGCCGTCCCATCGACCATCGCGGCTATCCGGTGCCGTGGTTCGTAACGGAGAAGACCGCGGACGGCCTGTGGGATTTCACGGTGGTCGACAAGCGCCGCCGGGATGAGGCGATCCGCCGCCGGGTCTGCTGGGTCTCTGGCGAACCGCTCGGGCGCTACGTCGCCTTCGTGCTCGGCCCGATGTGCACGATCAACCGGGTGTCCTCCGATCCGCCGGTGATCCCGGAGATCGCCGAGTGGAGTGCACGGGTCTGTCCGTTCCTCTCGCGGCCGCTGGCGCGGCGGCCGCACTTCACGGGGCAGGGATCGACGCCGGGCCTGATGGTCCCCGACAACCCGGGCCTCTGCGCAGTCTGGACGACCAAAGACTACTACTGCGGTCGCGATGGCCTGTTCGCGCTGGGCGATCCGGAGGTCGTCAGCTGGTGGCAGCGTGGGCAACGCGTCGACGACAGCGCCGAAGCGCGCCTCGTCTACGAGGACCGCGCCGCGCGCCTCGAGGCGATGGCCGCCGAGGAAGGCCCCGCCGCTCTTGCTCTCTTCCGCAGGATGAAGCGGCGGGTCGACCTGTGGGCTCCCGCCAGTGTCGCGGTCTTGCCGAATGCGCGACGGACGGAGGATGCGACATGAGCGCGCTTCCACCGCCCGAATTCTGGAACGACGTCGACCGCCCGGTCCTTGAGGCGCTGTCGACGCTCCTCGGGCTTGTCGACGTCAGGGCGCTCGACCGGCCACCGTCAGTGGAGATCTCGATCAGCGTGGACAGCGAATACGCCTCCATGACGCTGTCTGTGCCCATCGTTGCGCCCGATCAGGACAGCAGGTGCGAACCCTGCCACGGCGACGACGGCGAGCCGGAAGGAACCTGCCGTCGGGATCTGCTGTCTGATCGTGCCGCGGCAATTACCGAGTTGCCGGCCCGGATCTTGACCACAAGCTCAACGGAGGAGGATGCGTGCGATGGGCGCGAATGATCGCAGCAAAGACTGGCGCGCGGGCTGGCACGCCGGGATGGCCATGGCGGCGGCCGAATGTCGACGGATCGTCAGAGAGGGAGGGGTGCTGGAAACTGACGACATGAAGATCGGCGCGCTCGAGGCTGCGCTGGCGATCCTTGATCTGAAGCGGAGTGCCGAAGATGCCGGCACCTGAGCGCATCTGGTTGCAGGATGCCGGCGACTATGACGCAGCGCGCGCCTGCCACGAGGTCACATGGTGCGACTGCGCCGTGGACGCGCTCGACACCGAATACGTCCGCGCGGATGTTCATGACCGGGTGGTGCTGCTGCTGCGCGAGGCGCTCGAGGAACTGCGCGCAGAGGCACAGTCGTTGATCCTTGTGGAGGCGAGGCTTGAGCGGCGGGGCGACACGCTGGCGCCGCGTCTTGAAACTGTCGACCCGGCGACCTGCGAGGTGGTCGCGCCACTTCTCGATGTTCTGCGGCGCGCCGAAGCGGTGGTCGGACGACCTCCGGGTGGCGCTCCGTGGCTCGACGATCTGCTGGACGGCAAATGGACGCTCGGTGGCCCGCAAGGATGCGCGTCATGAACGCCAGAAAAACCGGCCCGCGGCCTTTTCAGATCGCCATTGAATGCGCCGACGTGAAACCGCTCCATGTGATAACGGAAGTTCTGGCCAAAACTGCGGAAGCGCTTTGCCACATGGCTGAATCGGATGCCAGGTCCGGGATCTACTGCCTGGTCTGGGCAGCCACTCGTCTGGCCAGACAGCACGGAGGCATGCCGCCGGACCGCATCTGCGAGATGATCGCCGAGGCCACCTTCAGGATACTGGAGATGGAGGATGAAGAACCGCCCGACCACAACACGTCGAGGATGCAGTGATGCCGATCCGCGCTGAGAATCGGTCCCGGTATCCGAAGGACTGGCACCAGATCGCCGCGCGGATCAGGGAACGCGCGGGCGACAGGTGCGAACAATGCGGCGTCCAGAACGGCGCCATGATCTTGCGCGGGACGCACAAGGGCCGGCACGTCTGGCAGCATGTGGGGTGCGTCTTCAACGACGTTTTCGACGCCGTGACCGGGGATCGGCTGCCGGGCCAGAACTTCGACACCTGCCATTTCCCGAAGCCGCCGATCCGCGTGGTTCTGACCGTGGCCCATCTCGACCACAATCCGGAAAACTGCGCGGACGACAATCTCGCCGCGCTCTGCCAGCGGTGCCACAACGCCTATGACGCTCCCCACCGCGCGGCAACCCGCGCCGACAGAAGGAACCGCACCTCATGATCTCCATTCACACCCCATACGACCCTGAGAGCGTGACCGGCGAGACAGGCTGGATTTGGCTCGAATGTCGATGGATGGGGCCTGACTGGTGCCTGGTGCACACGGCTCGCGACGAGAATGGCGACATCTGGACAACGGTGATCAATGAAGCGGAAAGCTCTGAGTTCTGCGTCAGGGCAGACCGATACCGCGGCGCGCCGTACCTGAGCGCGCTCAAGCCCGCGTGCGAGCCCGGCAGAAGCGATGCGCTCGAGGTGACGATCCGCTTCGCCTCCGGCTTCAGCGCGGCGCACAGCTTCGGCGATCCCGCAGCGGCGGCACGCGTCGAGGCGGCAGTCCTGCAAGCCTTGGCCATGGGGCGGAGCGCAGGGTGACCGCGACGGTCAAGCGTTGACGCAATCGATCCCTCGCACGCCACCGCGGGCTGGTGAAGCGCAGCCGTGGCCATAGACTGCTCCGCGCAGAGGCGACGCGGTATGGCTGACAGACTCACCCCTCAGGCGCGCAGCGCCAACATGGCTCGTATCCGAGCCCGCGACACCGGTCCCGAGATCGCGGTCCGGAAGGCGCTGCACGCGGCGGGCTTCCGGTTCCGCCTGCATCGCCGCGATCTGCCGGGGACGTCGGACATCGTGCTGGTCCGCCGGCGCATCGCGATCTTCGTGCACGGGTGCAATGGCAACGGCCGGGGCGCACGAGCCCTGCGGAACGTTCCCGGCACGGAACGGGAAAGGGGAAAACCGATGGGAAAACCGTTCCGCGGCACGCGGTCCGAACGTCTGCCAACCCTTTGAAAAGAAATGGAGGCGGGTGCCGGAATCGAACCGGCCTACACGGATTTGCAATCCGCTGAACATCCGATTGAATCAATAAGTTGATGAGAAAACACCGTCAGAACACATCAAGAACTGATCGCGAAAGAGGAAAACCGACCTTCCGCAGCATTTCGACGTCGAACAGTCGCTGCAAAACTCGATTCAAGACGCGCTCAGGCCCATCCGGACAGCGCGGTCACGGCGGTGGCGGACAGGCTGACCGCGCCTTCTCACGACAGCCGAACACCGGAGGACGCGGCGTGAGCGCGACCGACATTGCGCGGATGGAGTCAGGATGAAATCAGCTCAAGTCGGACGCTGCAAACGCGCCGCCGCCGCCACCACCTGCGCTGCCAGCCGTAGTGCCTGCTCGGGCGGAATGACCGCTACCGGAACGCCGCCCCGGTAGACGGTGATCTTGCCGCTGTCCGCGACGTGCCAGTGATGGCCAACAGTCAGCGACTGGTCCGAAAGAAAGTCAGCCATCGCCGCGGAAACCGCGCTCGATCCGGTCGCGCAGTCCGATCAGGCCGAGGCCGAGGACGATCAGACCGGCCGGCGACGTGTCGCTCGACCCGGTCACGCTGGCGATCACCTGCCTGAGATCGCCGAGCATTCCGGTGTCGGGAAGCACGAGTGAAGCCGCTCCCGTCACGATGGCAAACACACCCGCCCACCACGTGAGCGACGTCGGCAGAATGTAGCGCATGGGATCAGACCCTCCGGATCAGGGTGAAGAAGAAGGCTGCCAGCCGCGCAAGCCAGCCGGGCGCGGGGACGGGTTGTTGCGGGGCGGCAGGTGTCATGGCACGGGCTGCGGGCGCAGCAGGTCGAGCGCCTCCGCCTCGGTCAGGCGGCGGATCGGACGCGAGAAGTTCACGCGGCCGCCGCGGTCCACGGCCCAGACGGGGATCGTGCCGCCCGGATAGCGGCCGTGGCGGAAAAGATCGCGTTCCGCCTCGCGGCGCGCAATGATCGCGGATGGCCGCCGCCAGTTCAGGAACGCCTCGGCGGCTGCAGCGCGATTGCCGGCATTCAGCAATTTCGTCAGCGTCGCCCGGGCGATGGCGCCGGTGTTGTAGTGGAACGAGACCAGCGCATCGAACTCATGCGGGGCAAGCGGCACCTTCACGGCGCGGCGCACGTCTGCCTCGTAGACAGCGAGGTCCATGCGGAAGATCCGGAAGGCCTCGCGGATCCCGGCATCCGGATCGGGGGGCATGCCGCGCGGCATCCGTGCCGGATCTGGCGGCCCGGCCGCGGCAGTGTGGCCGATGCCGAAAGTCCACACGTCCTTCACATCGAGATAGGGTCCGGGCACGATGCCTTCGTGCCGGACGAGGGCCAGAAGGCCCCGGTCGGTCGTGTGCATGGGATTACCTCAGAAGCAGCGACAGGAGGAGGATCAGCACGGCGATGGCGAGGCCGACGCGGAGGCGGTGACAGAACGCGTGCCAAGCGTGCGCAGGATCTCGGCGAATAGCGCGCGCCAGCCGGAGAAGATCAGTCATCTTTCTCCTCTCCCTTCGCACCGCGCAGACGGGCAAGGACGAGCTCGATGAAGGCCGGGCCGAAGACGCCCACGAGATAGGCGGCCGAACCCGCCGCCCCTCCCGCAGGGATCGCGTGCGGCGGCAGGGAGAGCCAGGAGGTCACAAGTGCCATCGAAAGGCTTCCCATCCCGACCGCGATCAGACAGCCGAGCAGGATGTGCCGCACCGCGTCCCGCAGGCGCATCTTCGTGGTCAGGGCATTGGTCGCTCCGCCCAGCGCACCCCACAGAGCCAGGATCACCGCCTGGGTGGCCGCCATTTCGACCACGATCAGCGACCAGAATCCCTTGTCGTCGCTCACGCACGAATCTCCATCGATGCAGCGTGACAGAAAGACTTGCAGTGTTTGACAGCAAATCTTGCAGCAGATGCGGTTTCGGATGCTGCAGTGCAGCGCGGTCGCCTGCCGGGGTGGCGGGCCCAGCGGCGGGGCGGGCGGGATGCGGACATGAAGACCCGTTCGATGGCCCTGCAAGGTCACATCGAACTCCCTCACGCCTCCTCCACCGGCGTGATGCCGAGCGCGGCGAGCCCGGCGCTGGCGGGCTCGGCCACGACCACCGCGATCCGCCCGGCGCCGGCCGGGGCGTCGACCTGCACCGCCGCCCGCGCCCGTTCGGCGGCCGCCATGTCGGCACCCCAGGGCGGGGCGGCGAGCGGCGCAGCGAGGAGGTCGAGCCATCCTTCGCCGACCACCATGGAGGCCGCGGCATAGCGGTCGCCTCCCGCGTCTTGCCAGATCGGCGCGCCGAAGGTGGCGTCGTCGTCGGGGCCGAGGCCCAGGGCGCGGGCAAGCTGATTGGCGTCCGCGATCATCGTCTCCGGCACGGCAATGGTCGCTCTCATCACCAGGCTCCGCAGCGTTCGTTGAGGTATGTCTCGATCCCGGCGATGTCCTCGGCAGAGGTCGTCCCGGCCCGGCCGACCAGAGCATAGATGCGCCCGGTGAAATAGGTCGTGGTGTTGTTCCGCGAGCCGATGAACATCGTCCAGTTGCCGTAGGTGCCGCCGCCTGTCGCCCCCGTATTGGCTGTCGAGGGCGTCCCGTTGACCCGCAGCTGCACGTTCGGTGCGGCAAGGTCGGAGATGACGGTCGCGACAAAGGTCGCGGGCGCGTCAATCCCGGACCGCGTGCTGGTCTGCGACGTAGTGGCGCCGCGGTGCATACCCTGAATCAAGTTCGTCCCCGCCGTCGGTTGCTGCAGCAGAAAGCCCGGGTTGGTCGCCACCCCCGGCGAATACTCGACGATGCGGGCCACGTTGGCATCCGTGTCCTTCCGCACGGCGGCGAACAGAGTGAAGGCGCTGTCGTTGTTGAGGTTCAGCGTCGTCACCGACAGTCCGTCGTCCACGCCGTCGAACTGCAGATAGGCGCGGCCCTGATCGTCCACCTGCAGCGTCGGCCGCCGGCCGGAGGTCGCCTGCGCGGCGTAGTGGACGTTGCCCGAGATGTCCTCGACCGACCCGACCGGGTTGCCGATGGCGGTCACCGGAATCGTGCGCGCGCTGTCCTGCCAGAGCTTCGAGAAGTCCGAGAACTCGAACCAGAAGCCCCGCTGGGAGTTGGCGAAGAGTGCGGCCGGCGTTGCCGCACCGACCGAGAACCAGCGCCCGATGGCCGAGAGATTGACCCTGACCGACGACCGGGAGGTCGCGGACAGGACGCGGAAGGTCACCTGGGTCGTGGTGGTGGCGACGACGCTGATCCAGCAGTCCGGGTCGGCCACCTGTCCGGTCACGATGGGCGGCGAAGCGAAGGCCTGCGGGAAGGTCCAGGTGACCGTGGCCGAGCGCCAGATGCCGCCGAGCGCGGTGGAGACGGGCGCCACGAGGTAATCGTCGCGGGCGACCCGCATCATCCCGTCCGCCGTCTTCCACCAGCGACCGTTACCATTGGCGTTGCGCTCGAAGGCAGCCCCGGTCGGGACGCCGCCCGACTGTGCGACCTCGCCCACCAGCGTGGCTTGCGTGAAATCGAGCGTCCAGGTGCCCCAGGTGGTCCCTCCGTCGTTCGAGCGCCGCTCCCAGCGCCGCAAGCCTCCGTTCCAGGTCCACCGCTGGATGAGGGCATTGCTTGCGAAGCCGGCGACGACCTGCAGATGCCCTGCCTGCGTCCCGTCCGACAGGGGCAGGTTGGTCGTGCTCGTGGTCGTGCGGAACTCGCCCGCCGTGACGGCGGCATTGGCGTTGGCGACCGTCGCCAGCCCGGTGCCGACACCGAGCCCCGCCGAGAGGTCGGCGAGGCCGAGCACGGACCGCGCCTCCGCCTGCGTCAGGTCCTCGGGGTCGCCGGTCCCGGCCGAGATGCGACCCTTGATCCTTGCCGTGGGCATATTGGCGAGCTTCGCGTTGGTCACCGCGTCGTTGGCGATCACGGTCGCACCGTCGCCGGTCGAGGTGACATCGCCGGAATGGTTGGGGTGCGTGTAGGGATTGCCCGCAGGCGCGACCCAGCCCGTCCCGGTCGAGACGAGGATCGCGAAGCGGCCCGGGGGAAGCGCGAGCGAGGTCGCCCCGTCGATCAGGTCGCTGCCCGCGCGGGCCACGGTGATCGTGCCCGACCCGCTGTTGCGCACCATGACCGACCAGCCCGCCCCGGCCGAAGCGGCAGCGGGCAGCGTCAGGGTCCAGGTCCCCGTGCCGCTGATGACCTTGCCGCGGTCGGCGGCGGTCAGCGTCAGCGCCGCGTTCTGCGCGACATACTGGCTCCCGAGCGCGCCGAGCGTGGCCAGCGCGACCGCCGTCGTGCCAGCCGTCCCGAGCAGGTTGGCGAGAAAATTGCGTTGGTCCACCAGAAGGTCGGACAACGCCTGCGCCGTCATCGGCTCGGCCTGGAAGGCGGCGGCTGTGGGCAGCGTCGTCATGCATAATCCTCCGTGAAGCTGGTCCAGAGCGTATCGGTCAGATTGGCCCAGGCCGTGTCCATCGCCCTGCGGTCCCAGATGACCGGGAAGGCATTGTCAAGTCGCGTGAGCCAGACGATGGGGCGGGCGACGCCGAACGCAACCTCGGCCCAGGGTCCGGCGCTGCGGGCCAGGGCGCGCACGCGGAAGCGCGTCTTCGGCCCGTAGGGCGGGCGGATCATCAGCTCGGCCGCGGCCGTGTCGGCGACCCGCGTCCAGCCCTCGTCCGGGCTTTGCCGCGCGCCCTGCTCGGCGACCTCGACCTCGTAGCCGATGGCCCCGGGGGCGGGGCGCCAGGAGAGGAAGGCGATCGCGTCAGGCGAGAGGACCACGCGCAGCCCGGTCACCTCCGGCGCATCGGGCAGCGCCGGCAGCCGACCCTGCCGCAGCGGCGGCGCCACCCGGCCGGTCTCGGCGGTGTGAACCGACGGATCTTCGACCACGGCCTCCACCGCGACGCGGGACGCATCGACCGGCCGGACCGAGACGATGCGGGCCCGCGCCGACCAGCTCTGGGCAAGGCCGAAGGCGACATGTGTCCGCTCGCGATCCTGCCCGGTGTCCGGCGTGAAGCCGGGGGCGGCGACAAGGCGCAGGGTCCGGTCGTCAGCCCCTCGTGTCACGGCAATGGGACCAGCGACCGATCCGTCGCGCCGGCGCAGGCCCACGACATGACCGCTGCCCGACCAGTTCATCGGCTCGGACACAGTGAGGGTCAGCGTCGCGGCGTTCCAGGCCACCGCCTCTGCCTGCGCGCCCCAGCCGACCAGGTCGTGCTGGATCGCGACAAGATCGCCGAGCGCCGGGATGAAGCCTTCCATCTCGGTCTCGAAGCGGACGGT